ACCACCCCAAGGAGCAGGAGGTCAGCCCCCTCTACTCACCTGTAAAAATTTTTTCAACTTTTGTGAACGCAAGGAACACATATGGATTGGATATCAGAAGACTCACTCGCCCCCCTAGAAGAAGCCATGGACATAGCCCATGAGTACAATAAGAAAATGCAGGCATTCCGCACAGGTCTGCTCCCCAAGGAACTCCGCCCATTCCAACTAGCGGCACACCAAGCCTACGACAGATTCTCAAGCAGGGAAATCGAGGTCTTCATGATGCGACTCAAGAATCATTCGTTCCCCCTAATCGCATCTCAGATTGGTGTAAGCGTATCATCTGCTAAGACCTACTGGCGCAGGTGCTTGGCAAAGTGCAATGATCTATTTCAGGATGTAGCCCTTACGGATATAGGTGATGAAAAGAACAGGTTATAAAACCAAGAACATAGACCCAGACAAGGTACAGATGCTTGCGAGCTTTGGTTGTGGAATCACCGAGATTGCAAGGTTCTTCGCAGTCGATGAGTCTACTATTCGCAACAGCTACAGGGATGAACTGCAGGTTGGCAAAGAGCAAATGAAGATTAAGCTCAGGCAACTACAGTGGAAACACGCAGAAAGCGGTAACACTGCATTATTGATCTTCTTAGGCAAACAATACCTCGGACAATCTGAAAAAAACGAGGTAGAAATGTTCGGCAACATGGAAGCAGTCTTGCGTGAGTGCGGATATGAAGATAGTCCAATTCAAAAGACATTTGAAGAGGTAACGACAGATGAAGATTCTCAATCGGGAAAAGCTCTGGAATCTAGTTGATTATCAGCCTACAGCAAATCAGTTAGCAGTCCATTCATCAAAAGCTCGTTTCCGTGTAAATATTCAGGGGAGACGTAGTGGCAAGTCCTATGGGGCAGCTATGGAAATACTACCATATTTGCTTGCACCAAAGACTAGAGGATGGATTGTTGCACCAAACTACGATATGTGCGACAAGATCGCAAGGCTCGTAAAGGAAGCCATTATGATGAAACTCAGGCTTCCTATTGTTGCAAAGAAGGAGATATCGGGTCAGCTATACTACGCAAAGATCGGTGGTCTGAACTCTGAGATTGCCATACGCTCGGCAGACAACTTGGATTCATTGGTGGGAGAGGGTCTTGACTACATGATCATAGACGAGGCTGCCAGTATCAAAAAGATTACTTGGGAGCAGTATTTGAGACCTACGCTATCTGACAGGGAAGGTTGGGCATTATTCACCAGCACTCCTCGTGGATATAATTGGCTGTATGATTTATGGGTAAGGGGTCAGGATGAGAATTACCCAGATTGGCAATCATGGCAGCACCCATCAACCGACTCGCCTTACTTCAAGGATGATGTTGAACAGTTAAAGAAGGAACTAACCTATGAAACATTCGCTCAAGAATACCTCGGAAGTTTCACAACCTTCTCAGGTAAAGTCTACGACCTACAGCGCACCATTCATGTTCGGGATGATATCAAGTACAACCACGACTTACCAACATACTGCTCAATCGACTTCGGATATCGGATGCCTGCAGTATCTTGGTTCCAGGTTGATCATAAATATGAAAAACCTAAAGTCTATGTTATTGACGAAGTTTGCTTTGAGGAAAACATCAGGACAGAAGAACTCGCAGGAATGATCAAAGAGAAGGGGTATCCAGTATTGACCTATTATGGTGATCCTGCAGGGGCAGGGACTCAATCCCAGAGTGGTATCGGAGATATAGAGATTTTCAGAAAGCATGGCATAAGGGTCAGGTATAAAACAGATAGAATATCCAGGAATATTCCTAACGGTGTATCTTTGGTGCGTTCTTGGTTCGAAGATGCCAATGGAGACCCACACATATTCTTTTCATCGAAGTGCAAGGGAGCCATAGAAAGCGTAGAAAACTATCGGTATCCAGAGAAGAAGGCAGAGCAAAGACTTAAAGAAGAACCTTTAAAAGATGGTCGCAATGACCATTATTGTGATGCGATGCGTTACTTTTTCGTAAACCTCTTTGGTATTAAGAAGAAACAGGCAGGAGTTATTGACTGGTGATTATAGAGAATTTATCAAAAAGTGCAGTAGTTAATGCACTATCAGATCACCTAGCGGTGGTCGAAACAGAGCGAACAAAAGAACGTGAGATGTTCCTAGACTTTTACGAGGGAGTCAATATGGAGCGATACATTGGAAAGTTCTTCAGCTCTGACACATTACAGCAGGTTCCCATGTTTCAGCAGAACCTCACACGCAGGGTGGCAAAAGCACGCTCAATGGCGTACAAGCGACCCCCGAAGATGACTGCTGCTGATAACTATATGAATGCAATCGATCTATCTGATCTAAACTCCAAGCGTAGAAACTTGGAGTCATTGACATTCTTAC